TGAAACCAGAGCTTTGCCTTGCCCTCCCACTCACCGGCGCGCTGCTTCTCGACGCTGACCAGCGCGTCGGGTTCTTCCTGCGCCTTCGTGTCGAGCGGGTTCTTCTCGAGCGCGGTGGCCTTGGTGCCGTTCTTCCACACCGTGATGATGTTGGACGCCTGATCGCTGATCGCGGCACTCCCGCGGATGTCGTACTTCGTCGGCGGCCGCTCGTCGCCGGATTGCGGCTTGCGGCAGTGCGCGACCAGGTGCACATGCATGCCGGTTTCCTGGGCCAAGCGGCACACGTCGGTGGTGAACTGCTTCTGCTCGTCGAGGTGTTCTTCGCTCGCGCAGACCATCATCAGGCTGTCGATGACGACGTGCCGGCCTTTCAGCTCGTCGGCGAAGTAGCGGCACACGGCGATCATCTGGCTCGGCGTGATGCGACCCATGTGGTCGAACAGCCAGAGGCGGTTGTCGCTCCAGCGCTCGAACGCATCGAGCCAGCGGTGATCGGGCCAGCGCGTGCCGGCGGCCTGGCGTGCCATGCGCCCGAGCGTGGCCTGGGGCAGCATTTCCATGCTGGCGACCAGCGTGCGCTGTCCCTGCTGGCACAGGTCGAGCACGGCCTGGCCGACGAACATGCTCTTGCGGTGGCCGTTGTAGCCGGCCCATACCGTGACCTCGCCGGGGCGGAAGTGGATGCGGTCGGCCAACTTGGTCGAGGTCATCGTCGGCGCTTCGACCGCGGCCTTGCCGTCGCGGTGCGTGAACTCTCTCCGCAGCTCTTCGCGGAAGGCGCTGGCCTTGCGGACCTTGACCGACGTGTCGGTCTGGCGCTCGTAGGCCGCGAAGTCGATCGTGTCGGGGATCACATGGGCCATGCCATCACCTCTTCGTTGCCGAACGCGAAGCGCTCGAAGGTTTCGCCCCTGCCGTTGCCGGACCCGGCGACCACGCGCGATGCACCGGCCTGCACGAATGCCATGGCGACCTGGCCGACGCGGCGCTCGTCGTCGCCGAACACGTCGACCTCGAGGCCGGTTGCGAAGCGCAGGTCGTGCAGCGAGTCGGTTGGGGCGATGTCGACGACCGCGAAGGACAGGCCCTGCCGCGCCCAATCGAGCGCCCACTTGTCGCCGCGCGGTGATGCGTCGACCAGCACGCCACCGCTGGGCCGTTGGCCTCTGCGGCGCAGGTCGATCAGGCGTTCGTGGCCTTTCACGTTGCCCCCGCGAAGAAGTCGTTTGTCGATGGCTTCGCGGGGCTTTCCGACGCCCGCCGGACCCAGTTGCGCCAAGTCGCCGACCAGTCGGTCTTGACGCCCTTCTGCCCCGGCTGGGCGGCCCAGTAGTCGCGGAACTTGGCCAACTCGGCAGAGGCCCTGCCGTTGGTCAAGCCCACGGACTCGGCGAATTCGGGTTCGGGAACCCAATCGGGGGGGAGGCGCGTTCCGCGCGCTCTCTCTTTCTCCGAAGATGAAGATGAAGATGAAGATGAAGGGGTTGGCACTTGCTTGGCGCGTCGGTTGTCTGTTTGGTTAACCTCGTGCTTATCCTTGTTGCCAAGCAATGCCGGATTGCCGCCTAACCTTCCAGATTCGGCGCGAACATTGCGTAGGCGTTCGTCTCGAACCATGCGCCGGCTGAACATCACCCCCCCAGCAGTGAAGTCGCAAACCAGCGCATCGCGCAGCTCGGCGATGAGGGTGTCGGTTTCCTTAGCTGAAAGACCGACCAGCCGCCCGATCTGAGGCGCAGACATCGGCGAGCCGTTGATGGTCAGGTGTCCGTATGGATCGCACTCGTGCGCGATGCACATTAGGTTGATCCACAGCCCTTGCGCGGCCAGCGAGCACGACTGCAGCGCGGCGTCCTTGCGCCAGTCGGCCGGGTAGAACTGGAATGCGGGGCGCTTCACGCCGCCCTACCCTTCGGCACACAAGCGTGGCAACACCAGCCCATGATCCGGTGCTTCCATCGCCCCGAGTGCACCAGCTTGTCGACGTTGCACAGTCCGCAGCGAAAGGTCGACGGCCGCGCGGGCTGCGGCGGGGCAGTCAGCAGCGTGGGGTAGCGGCGCAGGGTCATGCTGCAAACTCAGCGAACAGTGGCGCATCACCCTTGATGCGGCGCTCGGCCAGGCCAATGTATTCCGGGTTCATCTCGATTAGCAGCGCATCGCGTTGCAGGCGGTCGGCGACCAGGCCGGTGGTGCCAGCGCCGCCGAACGGGTCTAGCACCACGCCCCCAGCTGGACACCCGGCCTTGATGCACGTCTCGGCCAACTCTGGCGCCATCGTGGCGAAGTGGGCCTCGCTATAGGGTTGCGTGGCGATCGTCCAGACACTGCGCTTGTTTCGGGTGTCGAGCGGGTAGGCGCTTTCCTCGCGGTCGGCGCGGTGCGTGCCGACCGACTGGCCCGGCATCACTTCGGCGCGCTTGCTGTCGTCTCGCTTGAAACTGTCGCGCTTGCTCCGCTGTCGTACTGCGTAATCGAGCAGCCCCGCCTTCGTGCGCTGGCGCTCGTCGCCTTCCTCATACGCGCGCTGGCCCTTCGGGGGGTTCACGTTGCCGGCCAGTCGGCCGCCCACGGCCTTCATCGCGCCATTGGTCTTGCCGGGCACTCTGTCGCTGCCGTGCTGCGATTCAACGTCTTGCGCAAGCCGCGCGACGGTGGCAAGCGAGACGGGCTCGGCGATCGCCTTCATATCGCAGTAGTAGCGCTCCGACTTCGACAGCAGAAACACATACTCATGCGCCTTGGTGCAGCGGTCGCGCACGCTTTCCGGCATCGGGTTGGGCTTCGACCAGATGATGTCCTGGCGCAAGTACCAACCATCGGCTTGCAAGGCGAACGCCACGCGCCACGGAATGCCGATCAAGTCCTTGGGCTTGAGGCCCGGCAATGGCATGCGGTTCGGTGGAGTCATCTTTCCGCGCTGCTTCCACGACTCACCCTGCTTGCCGCCGCCTGGGCAGTTGCCGACACCGCCAGCGCGAGTCGCGTAGCTGTCGCCAAGATTCAGAAAAAGCGTCCCGTCGTCGCGCAGCACGCGGCGCACTTCGCGGAACACGTCAACCATTTGCTCGACGTACTTGGCTGGCGTCGCCTCGAGGCCGATCTGCCCATCGTGGCCGTAGTCGCGCAAGCCGAAGTACGGGGGGCTTGTGACGCAGCAGTGCACCGACTGGTCCGGCAGCGTCTTGAGCACCTGGCGGCAGTCGCCTTGGCGGATGCGGATCATTCGCCCCTCTCCAGCAGCACCCCATCGAGATACGCCACCAGCTGCCGCGTCTCGTCGGCCGGCAGCGTGATCGTCTCGGCGAACTCGCCGCGCCGGCGCTCGATCACCAGCTCGCCGGTGGACCAGAGGGCAATGCGCATCGCAAACGCGGCGCGAACTTCCGGTTTTTCGACCGGAATTGAGGGCCCGGTCGCCGCTGCGATCTGCGCCAGCGTGCGTCCAGCAGTCTCTGCAGCCAGAGTCATTCGCACCGGCGCCGCCTTGGCCTTCGTGTGATCCGTCAGCGACCAGAAGATCGGCGAGCGCGGGTGATCGTCCTTCTGGCGACGGAACACGGCCCCATGCTTGACGGCGGCATCCAGATTCGGGATCAGGTTCAGCGCCGGGGTGTCGATCGCTTCGGCCAGGGCCGACGTCGTCAGCTCGGCGCCGATGTCGAGCGTCGCCAGGTGCGACAGGGCGCGGTCGGCAACGCTGGCAGCGCGGGGGGTGTAGGTCATGCGCCCCCCAAAGAACTATGGGGTGCCTTGTGTGCGGTTCCGTACCGACAGAACAGACAGCGAAGCGCCACGATGCGGCGGGGCGAACCAGCCTGCGCGGGGCCAGATCCGGCAAAAAAAATGCCCTCTCGAATGGGCCTGATGTTTGGGTCGGCCATTTCTCAGGCCGCGGCTTTGCGGTCGGTCGTGGCCTGATCGCGCAGCACGTCCCAGGCGACATCGGGGCGCAGCTCCTCGCAGCGCACGGCGCCGCCGGTGGCGCGCTCGATCTCGGGGCAGCGCTCGGCGGGAACCTGTCGATCCCCCCTTAGCCACTCGCTGACCGTTGGTTGCTTGACCCCCAGCGCCGAGGCCAATGCGGCCTGGCTGCCGAAGTGCTTGATGGCGCGTTCGATCGATTCCATCGCCATATGATGGGCATTGCCGATTGCGGATGCAAGCGTATTGCCGATAAAAATAATCGGCGTTGCCTATTGACACGTAATCGGCGTTGCCTATACTTGTCTTCATCGACGCATCCCGCGTCAATGGAGGCAGCAGATGACCACAGTAACCAAGAAGTTGTCAGTCTGGCTGACAGACATGGCCGACATCCCGCGCCTGAACGACCCAACGGCGGATGTCTACTTCTGCATCAGCCAAGGCTCGACCGACATGACCAGCGAGGGCTGGCTCAAGGTCCGCGAGATGGAGGTCAACTTCGAGCGCCCGCGCACCGAGGACCTGCTGGAGCAGGCGCTCGGCGTGCTCAAGGTGGCCGAGGACAAGGTCAACGCCGACGCCGCCGAGAAGCTGCTGCGCTTGGCCAAGGCGCGCAACGCGCTGCTGACCATCGGCTACGGCTCGGCCACGGAGCCGGCATGACAGTCGACCACACCATCACCGCCCGCGTGATCGTCGGCCTCGAATCTGCTGCCGAGCACTTGCGCGGCCAGATCGACGGCGCCATCGAATCGCGCGCCCACGATCAGGAACTGTCCCGGCACATCCGCAAGGTCGAGGCCGCCGCAAGGCTGCTGGCCGGATATGCGGAGTACGCGCAGGGCGTCGAGCGGGCGATGAAGCTCTGCGCGATCGGCCTTTGCGTGGCGGTGGCGCTGCTGCTGACGGGAGCGCTATGAGAGTTCCCCACACCCGCGGCCCAGGCCGCACAACATAAGGAAAGAAGATGAAGCAGATCGTGATTGCCCAGCGCGGCTGGGTGTTCGTTGGCGATGTCGAGCGCAGCGGCGACGACGTGACCATTACCGCAGCTCAGTGCATCCGGCGCTGGGGGACAACCAAGGGCCTTGGAGAACTGGCCAAGAGCGGGCCGCAGCGAAACACCGTGCTTGACGACATGGGCACCGTGCGACTGCACGCGCTGGCAGTTGTGGCTTCGCTCGATGTCGAGGTTGAGAAGTGGCCCGCGCGCTAATCGACGGCGAAGCCGTCTCGGTTTTCTCCGGCTACGGCTACGGCTACGGCTACGGCCACGGCGACGGCGACGGCGACGGCCACGGCGACGGCGACGGCGACGGCGACGGCGACGGCGACGGCGACGGCGACGGCTACGGCCACGGCGACGGCCACGGCGACGGCTACGGCGACGGCTACGTCTACGGCTACGGCGACGGCTACGGCGACGGCGACGGCTACGGCTACGGCTACGGCTACGGCTCCTTATGACCAACGTGACCCACATCCGAGGCGCTGGCGGTGCGATGCGCAAGCTGACCGAATCCGACCTTGACCGCCGCGTCGCAGAAACCCGCGAGCGCTATGACGACGCCTTCGACGAGTTCGAGGCGGCGTGCGTCGCGAACCGCTGCGCGCAGGGGCGCAAGCCGTGCCCGACGCCGGGAGCGTGCGTGATTCCGCTCAACACCTCGCTTCTGGCGCGCGCGGCGCGCTGGCTGGCCAACCTGCGACTGAAAGGGCCACTGTGAGCCTGACCGCCGAACAACTGGCCGCGCGCCGCTCGGGCATTGGCGCCAGCGAAGTCGCCGCCGCCCTGGGCCTGAGCCCCTACACCACGCCCTTGGCCCTGTACCAGTCCAAGCGCGGCGAAGTCGGGCCCGTCGAGGAATCGCTGCCGATGCGCTACGGCAACCACATCGAGCCGTTTGTGCTGGGCGAGTTCATGCGCAAGCATCCCGAGTTCGCGATCGTGGCGTCTCCCGACACCCTGCGCCGCGGCCCGATGCTGGCCCACCTGGACGCCTGGGTGCCGGGCGAGTGCAACGTGCAGGTCAAGACTGCCCGCTCGCGCCACGGCTGGGGCGACAGCGGCTCGCCCGACATCCCGGTGCACTACGTTCTGCAGGTGCAGGCCGAGATGCTGCTGGCCAACGTGCGCGTCTCGTTCGTGCCCGTGCTGTTCGGCGGCGCCGACTATGACGAGTTCGTGGTCGAGGCCGACAGAGAGCTGCAGGACATGGTCGAGACCGGCGTGCACGACTTCTGGCAGCGGGTGCAGGCCGGCGAACCGCCCGATCCCGTGACCGTGGCCGATGCCATCGCCCGCTGGGGCCGCTCGAGCGTCACCGACCGGGTGATGGCCGACGAGTCGGTGCTGCAAGCCGTCGAACTGATGCGCACCGCTCGCGACAGCATCAAGGCGGCCGAGGCTATGGAGGAAACCGCGAAGGCGATCGTGCTGCGCGCGCTTGGCGAGCGTGACACCCTGGTCGGCCCCGACGGCAAGGCGCTCGCCACTTGGAAGATGGCATCCGCGCCGCAGCGCTTCGACACCGCCGCATTCCGCGCTGCATACCCCGCGCTCGCCGCCGAGTTCACCAAGGCCGGCGAGCCAAGCCGTCGCTTCCTACTCAAACCCACAGCCTGAAAGGCACCCATGACGACCGACGACGAAATCGACACCACCGCCGACTTTTCCCTGGCCGAACGCCCGGCCAACCAGTTCGGTGGCGCCGTTGCCCCGCGCGCCAGCGACAGCGCCGGCCTGCGGCAAGGCCAGTCGCGCGAGCTGGCCGAGATGCAGACCAAGTTCCTGATGGCGCAGCAGTTCCCGC